AGCACTTGTATGAAGAACAGTTAATACGGTAGCTCCTGGGTAGTTTTTAACTACCCATTTTCAACAGGCACTTAGGTGCCTGTTTTTTTGACTTTGCTCTGCTAAGTATGTTATACTAAATCATGTTCTTTTGTTATTCTCCCTGGACCAATATTGACATTGACCCGCAAGGTAACATAACCCCTTGCTGTAAATTTCAAAAACAATATTATGATCAGAAATTTAATATCCAAACACATTCACTAAGTGAATATTCTAACAGTAAATTAGTTAATGATATTAAACAAGAATTCCATCAAGGAGTTTGGCCAGTTGGTTGCGAAAGGTGTCGGATTGAAGAATCAAACGGTATCGAAAGTAAGCGTCAACTAGACTATACTAGATGGAAGGACCATTATGATTCTTACGACCTTACTAATAGCAAGTTTATTACTACCAGTATTGCATTTGGAAATACCTGTAATCTTAAATGTATAACTTGTGGCCCACAATCGTCAAGTCGTTGGCAGAAAGAATACTACGATTTATACGGTAAAGATATTCCGCATTTTAAGTTTTATAAAAAAAACTTTGTTCAAGATTTTATAGCACAAGCACCCGATATTGTTCATTTAGATATTCCTGGCGGTGAGCCATTTTTAAGTGGAGTAGACGAACAAAAATCTTTATTATCACATTATGTAGCAACAGATCAAGCAAAAAATATAACCTTACATTATACAACCAATGCACAGATATTTCCAGACAAGGACTGGTGGCAATTATGGACACATTTTAAAGAAGTAGATATCCAATTAAGTATAGACGGAGTGAGCAATAGGTATGAGTATATAAGATACCCAGCCAGTTGGTCTTTGTTGGTTGGCAATACAAGTAAATATTTAAAAATTCAACAATCAAACATTAGATTAAGTGTGAGTCATACCGTAAGTGCATATAATATATATTATCTTGACGAATTTTTTACATGGTGTTATAATATAGGATTGCCACGCCCGTGGTTAGGTCGTGTCCATACTCCGCAATCAATGCGTCCTGGAGTATGGTCTAAATCTGCTTGTAACGTGATAATTAATCAATTGCAAACTAGTCAACATCCAGATGTGCTAGCGTGGGCGAATTTAATATCTACTGTAGACGAGTCTGAGTTTTTCGACGAATTTAAAACTAAATTACAAGAACATGATCATTATAGAGGTACTAACTTTAATGTTACATTTCCAGAGCTAGCAGAATACATATGAAAACAGCCACAATCATAATTCGAGACGAGGTAAACATCAAGATCGAAGGACTTGAACTTGATGCCCGCCGGGCTCTGGTTACGGCCTTTAAGTATGATGTTCCGGGAGCAAGATATCTTCCAGCGGTCCGTCTTGGACGGTGGGACGGCAAGGTAAGCTACTTCCAACTGGGCGGTAGCACTTATGTAAACTTATTACCAGAGATCATTCCCATATTAGAAAAGTTTAACTATGATATTGACTTGGATGATCAGCGAGACTACTCTACTACATTTACTTTTGAAAAGGTAACAGAATCAACGTTCAGTCATATCGCATGGGGCAAAGGACATCCGTTAGAAGGCAAGCCAATGGAGTTGCGTGATTACCAAGTTGAAATTATCAACAACTTCCTTGAGAATCCACAATGTATCCAGGAGATTGCCACAGGCGCAGGCAAGACTGTTATCACAGCTGCATTGAGTAATGCAGTGGCACCCTACGGTAGAACCATTGTTATTGTTCCTAACAAGAGCCTAGTAACGCAAACAGAGAAAGACTACATCAACATGCAACAGGATGTGGGTGTTTACTTTGGTGATCGCAAGGAGTGGGGACGTCAGCATACCATCTGTACCTGGCAAAGCCTAAATGTGCTATTAAAGAATACAAAGAACTCAGTAGGCGATGTTACCATTGGTGAGTTCTTGGAAGATGTAGTCTGCGTTATTGTTGACGAAGTGCATATGGCCAAAGCCGACGCACTTAAGAGCCTGCTCACAGGTGTAATGAGTCGTATTCCATTGCGTTGGGGACTTACAGGAACTATACCCAAAGAACCGTTTGAGTTCCAGGCGTTAAAATGTAGCCTTGGGCCAGTAATTGGCAAGCTCAGTGCCAGTGAACTACAAAGCCAGGGAGTTTTAGCACAATGTCACGTCAACATTGTGCAACTAGTTGACCACGCAGAGTTTACTAATTATCAAAGCGAATTAAAGTTTTTACTAGAAGAACCTGATAGACTTAAAACCATAGCACAACTGATAGCACAGGTCAACGCCACAGGAAATACGCTAGTGTTAGTAGATCGAGTAGCAGGCGGACACGCCTTGGTGGACCTGTTGGGTGACCAAGCGGTGTTTGTTAGTGGGGCAACCAAAGCAAAGGCGAGACAAGATGAATATGACGAAGTGGCAACTAGCACTGGAAAAATTATTGTGGCCACCTATGGTGTTGCTGCTGTGGGTATCAATTTGCCTAGGATCTTTAATCTTGTTCTTGTTGAACCTGGTAAGAGTTTTGTCCGGGTCATCCAGTCGATCGGCCGCGGAATACGAAAAGCTGAAGATAAAGATCATGTGCAAATCTGGGACGTCACCAGCACCTGTAAATTTGCCAAAAGACACTTGACCAAACGCAAGCAGTTCTACAAAGAAGCCAACTATCCATTTACACAGGAAAAATTAGAATGGAAATAAAATCAACAGTGATATGCGGTTGTAGTTTTATGACTAGCAGTAGTGTAAACTATTTAAAATTAAAAGGACCGGATTGGCCCGAACATATGCCGTGGAATATTAATGAGTTGCCAGGTTGGGTTAAAGCAGAATTAGACAATTTTGGATATAAACACTATCCTAGTTTTTTAGATTTGTTTGCCCAACATCAAAATTCAAGACTTGAATATTTAAGCATGCCTGACTCATCTAATTTTGCAATACGAGAACAAATAAATCGTGCATTGGAGTTAAATCCTAGCTTGGTAATTGTCGGAGCAACTGAGCCTAATCGAGTCGATTTGGCAGACAATTTGGATCTTCGAAAATATTATTACATTAATCAGAACACAGATATTGATCTAAAGAAAAGTTATTACATGCTAGCCGGCGGACTTGACCAACTTAGCAAAGCTAATATACCTTATGTATTTTTACCAGGTCCTATGAAAAATTGCGACTGGAGTCAATATGACGTGGTTTGGCCGTCAACTAAAGAGGAACCCTGGGATACACTGCCTATGCGAACCGATATACCTAATCACAACACCTTAGAACAACATATAAACTTTTTTAAAACTTTGATAACTTTGTTTTAGATTTTAAGGTTGCATTTGAATACAATAAATGTTAAACTAACACTATGCGAATATTAACACTTGATAACACACCATTTGATTTAGATCATCTTCCAGAAGAAGTAGATGACATGCGGTTTGCTATATTTGACAACAGCGATCCTAGGGATCCAGACTATCATTACATTCCGTTGATCTTTTTAGAAAGTTTTACAGCACCTGCCCTGGTACTACGCATTGGTGAATACCGAGTGCGTATGCCGGTGGATTGGCAGATCCTAATTGGTGAACCTGACCTAGGCGACTTGGAAGTGTTGCCATTGACCAGTATCAACGATCGCGGATTTAAAGCATTCCAGTTCAATCCGTTAAGTAGCTTCCGTCCTAGTTTTCTTGACATTGAAATCATTGACGTATATCAAGAAGTCACATGGTATGCTCCCAAGTTAAAAAATGGTCAGATGTTGTGTGTGCCTGTGGGTGAGGGTGAGAAACCTGACTGTGTTTATTTTGTCAAAGACATAAGTCGCAACTGCGAAGTAGTAAACTATAATCAGGCTTGGTAGTGGATAAACTTAGTATACAAAATGAAATGACTCAATTTGATCGTAAGAACAGAGGGTTTTACGATGAACTTACTGTTGAAGAACGAAAAAAGTTTAGCAACTATCTAATGATACGTTGGGGGTCAAGTATACAAGGTAGTGCTGAATTACAAAACTACTATTTACAAAGTAGTAATCATTATGTTAACAAACGATTTTTTGATATCAATCGCCATCCAAAATTACAATGGTTGTGTGCCACAGCAGTAAGCCCAGGACTAGGAACACAACGACATCAGTGGATCGCACCCAAGAAAAAAGAAGCTGGGGCCAGCGGTGTTCGAAAACAGTTGGCTGAATTATTTCCGCATCTCAAAAATGATGAAATAGAGTTAATGGCCAAAATTAATACTAAAAAAGACATAGACGCATACCTCAAACAGCTAGGGCAAGAAGCCAAGAAATGAAATATACCTGTCAGTATTGTCGGAAGGACTTTATGAAGGAGTCCAGTCTTGCGGTGCATTCATGTGAACCGCGCCGCCGCCGTATGGAAAAAGACGAAGCCGGTGTACGCTTAGGGTTCCATTCATATATTAAATTTTATGAACTTACACAAGGTAGTGCTAAGTTAAAAACCCATGATGACTTTTGCGATAGTCCTTATTACAAAGCCTTTGTAAAGTTTGGTCGTTATTGTGTCGGTGTAAAGGCCATTAATCCAGCTCGATTTACCGAATGGGTATTAAAACAAAACAAAAAGATTGACCACTGGTGTAAAGACAGTGTGTATACAGAATATCTATTAGATTATTTGCGTGTGGAAAATATCAATGATGCCTTGGCTCGTGCAATGGAGTTTGGTATTGATTGGAGTGAAAAGTCTGGACATCCTGCTGAGGATTGTTTACGTTATGGAAACACCAATGCTATGGTCTACGCTGTGACCGCAGGCCGCGTCAGTCCTTGGATTATATATAACAGTGAATCTGGACAGAAATTTTTAGCCGAACTAGATGCTACACAGGTGGCTATGGTATGGCCTTACATTGACACAGACTTTTGGATGAAGAAGTTCAAAGACTATCCAGCAGACCAAGAGTATGCAAGAGATATATTAACAAAGGCAGGGTGGTAATGAAAAAATATTTTCTCAATTCAGACAACTGGAAATACAGCGAAACGCTTAAAAATTCTTTTGATGATTTAACAAACGAGTTCGAACAAGCAAATCAAGATAGTTTTGAGGATTCAGATATTTCTTACAATAACGTAAATATCAAAAGTGCCGGCTGGAAATTTTTAACTTTTATATCTAAAGGTAACTATCATTATACTAATATTGAACAATTTCCAACCGTTAAGCATTTAATAAAAGAAATTCCTGTCTATGACAATTGTTCGTTTAGCATCATTGGCCCCAAGGGAATCGTGCCACCTCATATAGGACATAGCGATGCTCATTTTCGAGTTCATTTAGGAATAAAAACCGACGGACAAGCCTGGATACGAGTCGGTGATCAAACGCAACACTGGAAAGAAAAAGAAATTTTAATTTTTGATGATTATGCCAATCATGAAGTTTTTAACCCTTCTGACAAAACACGAGTAGTGTTTGCATTTGATATAAAGCGAGAGGATTATTTTAATAATGTTATATAAAAATTATACAATCTTATAGACACAAAATGAAAATTTTATGTTTGGGTAACAACACCGAAGACACCGATATTAAAACACGGAACCTTGCCCGTCAAGATTCAAAGAAATGCCACGGCCTCTTATCAGATTTAGGCGGTGAAGTCACACTCAATAGCATCGATAAACCTGGATATTACCATACAAGTGTTTATGATATGGAGTATGGAAAATTATTCAAATTTGCTCAACTGTTTGAGGAAGTTATTGTGTTGGATCAACCCAAGGAACAATATTCTCACCCAGATGCGTTTTTTAAAACTATACAACTGGCCGACCAACTTAAAAAAGTTACCTCGGTTGTGTTATTGAATCCTAGTTACGAAACAGACATTAATTTTTTCAAAGACCTGGTTGAGACAAATAAAAGTTTTTGCATTTTTCCATTCATTGAACTCCTGACCAATCAACGAGAAGATGGTCAAACTACAGTATGTTGTAGATCAATGACTCCGGTTGCAAAATTGTCCGAAATAACAGATTTTGCCACTGATAAAAACTATAAAATTATAAGAGACAAAATGCTCGAAGGAACGCTAATACCCGAGCATTGTTCTAACTGTTATAGCCTTGAGTCTCAGAATATTTTAAGTGCTCGCAAACAGGAAACAGTAGAATGGGCCAATCGTCTGAACTTAACGTCGTTGGATGATCTTAAGTTAATAAAGTATCCGGCCTATTACGAAATTAGACCAAGTAACGTTTGTAATCTACAGTGTAGAATGTGTGGACCTACTAGTAGCCATTTAATTGGACGAGAATACAAAAAAATAAATCTAATATCTGAATTGCCGGCAACAGAACGTAGTGATTTTAGCATTGTAGATTTTACAAATTTAAAAAAGTTGTATGTAGCCGGCGGCGAACCTACTGCAATGCCTGAATTTTATGATTTTTTAGACCGTTGTATACACGAAAACAAAACATTTGAGTTTCTTGTCAACACCAATGCTACCAAAATTAACAGTAGATTTAAAAAACAATTAAAACTATTGCCGCACATGCAGTTTATTGTTAGTCTTGAAGGTATCGGTGATATAAATCATTACGTCAGATGGCCATCCCATTGGGATACCATTGTTGAAAATATGAAGTATCTTGTCAACAACAATCACCAAATAACAATTAATACTACGGTGTCAATATACAATGTGACCCGGGTATGTGATTTATTCAAATGGCTCGACAATGAATTTCCTGGAGTGCTAGTACATGCTTTACCGGCCAGCAGCGAAAACGACATGTTGTCGGCATTTATGTTTCCAGATGCCGAATTGGCGGTGTCTAAATTGTTGCCCATACAGCAATTAAGATGTTACAATAATGATAAGTTATTGAAAAGTTTAGTTGATATCTTGATTCAACACTATCAATCAAATCCGTCAGTTGACTTAGAAAAATTAAAGTTGTTTTTTGAATTTAACGATAAACTTGATCAATCCAGGAATATAAGACTTGCAGATTATATTCCAGAATTAGAACATGGAAGAAAATTAATAGTATGAGCGCAGATATTGATATTGATTTAGCAGATAGAGATCAATTATTAAAACTAATTCAAGCAACGCCTGCACGGCAACTGCATCAAGGTCAAGTGCGTAAACACAACTCTGGCATATATGCGACAGATATTCCCTATGATCCTGTTAATGCCTGTGCGGCAATAGACTATGAGTCGGCAGAACAACTGGGTTATTTTAAAATTGACTTGTTGAATATGTCGGTTTATCAACTAATAAAAAGCCCAGAACATTATCAAACAATGCTGGCAACAACACCGCCATGGGAACGACTATGGACTGATACAGAATGGGCTAGTCAATTAGTTCACGTGGGTAACTACATCGAACTGTTAAAAACTATGAAGCCCGACAGCATACCAAGAATGGCTGCGTTTATTAGTATTATTCGCCCGGGCAAAGCACACTTACAAAATCGTCCATGGGCAGAAGTGTTTGAATCAGTATGGGATAGTGATGACAGTCGAGGATTTGTATTTAAACACGCACATGCCATTGGCTATGCTGCCTTGGTGGCCTTACATATGAATTTGCTTAATCAACCCGACGCACAAGCGTAATTGATTTTCTCTTGGATTTTTTACGGCTCATTTCTAATAGACTGCACACGGGTCCGTGTAGCACTTCAAGATCTTTATTGGTAAAAGTACGTAGGTACGGTTTAAAAATATCCCAATCGCCTTTGAGGAATATGTTTATGGGCACAGTTCTATTGCTTTCCCACCACCAGGTGTTGGCTAGTTCTAAGAACCGACGTTTGACTTCTATGTCCTGTATAGCACCAAAGTCGTAGATGGTGGTTATGGCGTCGTCTTGGTTTTGTACAATACCCACATATTCTGTGGTGGCGTAGACACACAAGGTTATAAATGGGTATTTTTCTGCCAGTTTTTCAAAAAAATCGTTAGTCATATCGTGCTCATATTTACCAAACCGTTTTGTGAGTGTAATCTAAAATCGCTAAATATACTGTATGTATTCCACCCAAGTCTATATCTATCAGCAAATCACTCGAGTGTTGCTCATGGATACTGGTGCGGGCGAAACTTTTATCTATAGGTATGATCCTGTGTACGCAAAACAACTAACCATAAACAAAGGCGTTGACAATGTGCTGTTATTTGAGTTCATTAATCAACAAGAAAAACCTGTCAATATCACGGATAACACTTTTGTTTTCCGTGTAGTCAACACCGAAGGTGACCGTGTGTTGCTAGAAAAATCAATGGTCATACTAAATGCACCCACTGGCCGGGCCAAAGTCACACTGACCACTCCAGAGTTGTTGGAAGTGCTGGCACAACCAGCCAACTACAGCATACAAAGAACACAACCAGGTGGACTGACCGAAGCAGTGTTTACCAATGCCCAAGCCGGAGCCCGCGCTCCTTGCAACATCGTAGATTCGGTGTTGCCGCAGTATGTGCCTAGTGCTCCACTTACAATACCTACTGTCAAGCTCAGTGCCCAGGCCAGTCTAGATGGCACCGCCTGGGGCAGTTATAGTCCCGGAACCTATTGGTCTGGCAATCCCAATGGTGGCAACTACTGGAACAGTTTTGCCAACACAGAATTTTACAGCAGTTTTATCGAACCAGCCAATGCAGTGACCACAGTGCAACTGACCTTGGTAGGTTATACTGGAACAATCAAAGCACAGGGCGCAGAAAACTATCAAAGTGTATTCTACAATGTAACAGAATCAACCACCTACTACAACGAAACTCGTACTATCTATATGAACATTGTGGGTTGGCACCCGATCTTGCGTTTGTGTTTTAACAACAGTATATTTGCTGTGCCAACACAGCCCGGCGTGCCGGCCATTGGTTATGCCACTACCGCAGATGGTGTAGTCACTGGTGTCACAGTGACCAATGGTGGCACTGGCTACTTGGCACCTCCTCAAATCAATTTCATCGGCGACGGTGCCGGTGCCACAGCCCAAGCAGTGATGAGCGCAACCTATCCTCCCGGTCATCCACAAGCAGGAATAGGGTATGGATCTGTTGTTGGGGTCACAGTGACCAATGGCGGTAGTGGCTATTGGTATCTGCCCAATGCAGGTATGGGCGCAGGTGTATATCCAAATAATCCAAACCAGACTGGTGCTGCGGTAATTATCAGCACCGGCTATGTGGTTGATTTACTCTACAGATAACTCCAAACACGATTGATTTTGTTCAAACAATCTGCTATAATACAGTATGATTGATGTGGTTTCCTTTTTACCCGGCAAGCGAAAACAGACAGCAAGTGGTTGGATAAGTTTCAACGCACCTTGTTGCATACATCGCAACGACACCCAGGACAAGCGACAGCGTGGTGGTATCAAACCCAGCTCAGATGGCTCGTGGTCGTATCATTGCTTCAACTGTGGCTATACTGCCAGTTTTGTTTTAGGCCGTAACTTAACATTTAAAGCTCGCAAGTTGTTGGAGTGGATGAATGTGCCTACAGAAGAAATTGAACGTATCAACCTTGAAAGCCTTAAGCACAAGAGTATAGAAGGCCTACTAGGAGATCGGCAAGAAGTAATACAACGATTGCAGTCAATTGAATTTGAAGATCGAGACCTACCGGCAGAAACGCAAGAGTTAAATGAGTTCGCTAAAGAATATTTACAAAAGAGATGTGTTCCGTTGGATTACCCGTTTTTGTATAAAACAATGCCACGTCGGGGCGTAGTAATTCCGTTCACCCACAACAATCAAGTAGTGGGACATACTACACGATTCCTAGACGACCGTACACCAAGATACATCCAGGACATACAGCCAGGATATGTGTTTGGTACAGATTTGCAAAAGTCCAACTGGCAAACGGCAATTGTAGTTGAAGGAGTATTTGATGCACTTAGTATTAATGGACTGGCAGTGTTACACGCAGAGATCAATGACGCACAAGTTAGACTAATACGCAGTCTGGGACGCGATGTGATAGTGGTACCTGACCAGGACGAAGCCGGGATAAAGCTGGTAGACCGTGCGGTAGAATTAGGGTGGGCGGTAAGCATGCCTGAGTGGCCCGACGGTGTTAAGGATGTAAACGATGCTGTGATTCGTTGGGGTAGATTGGCAACTTTGCTAACTATAATGCAGGCCAAGGAAACCAGTAAAATTAAAATACAACTAAGGAAGAAACAACTTGTTAAAAGACTACGGGCTTGATGTCCAACGACTATTCTTAGAAATGATGTTGCAAGACGCAGAGAGTTATGTGCGTGTGCAGAACATTTATAATCCAGAAAACTTTGATCGCAGTCTGCGCCCAGCTGCTGAATTCATTGCCCGGCACAGCGACCTGCACAAGACACTGCCCACTACGGAACAGATCGGTGCCAGCACAGGCGTTAAACTCAACAACATTCCAGACCTAAATGACGGACACTTTGAATGGTTTATGGATGAGTTTGAAGGCTTTACTCGTCGTCAAGAACTAGAACGTGCAATTCTAAAATCAGCAGACTTGTTGGAAAAGGGCGAGTATGATCCTGTAGAAAAGCTGATCAAAGATGCGGTACAGATTAGTTTAACCAAAGACATGGGCACAGATTACTTTGCCGATCCAAGACTCCGCATTGACAAGTATTTTAACTCAGGTGGACAAGTAAGCACAGGTTGGCCACAGATGGACAAGATCCTGTATGGTGGATTTAGTCGTGGCGAGTTAAACATATTTGCTGGTGGATCTGGTTCGGGTAAATCGCTAGTCATGATGAACATAGCATTGAGTTGGCTACAGGCAGGGCTCAGTGGAGTGTATATCAGTTTAGAACTTAGTGAAGAACTGTGTGCATTACGAACTGATGCAATGTTGGCAGGAATGAGCACCAAAGAAATCCGCAAGGACATTGATCAAACTGAACTCAAAGTCAAGTTGGTGAGTAAAAAAGCCGGACAGTATCGTATCAAAGCATTGCCAGCACAGAGCAACATCAACGACATTCGTAGCTATATTAAAGAAGTACAAGTACAAACAGGATTAAAAGTAGATTTTGTCATGTGTGACTATTTGGACTTGCTGATGCCGGTCAGTGCTAAAGTCAGTCCAAATGATCTGTTTGTTAAGGACAAGTATGTGTCAGAAGAATTGCGTAATCTTGCCAAAGAACTCAATGTGTTGTTTGTAACGGCATCGCAGTTGAATCGTAGTGCTGTGGAAGAAATTGAATTCGACCACAGTCATATCAGTGGTGGTATTTCAAAGATCAACACAGCAGATAACGTGTTTGGTATCTTTACTAGTAGAGCTATGCGTGAGCGTGGCAAGTATCAAATACAATGTATGAAAAGTCGTAGTAGTACTGGTGTTGGTATGAAGATCGATTTGGATTATAATGTTGAAACCATGCGTATTACTGACCCCGGTGAAGAAGCTGGCCCAGTTAATTCGTTTGCCAAGGGCAATTTGCTTGACAGCATTAAAGCAAAAAGTAGTTTGACCAACGGTACCGAATCAGCAAATCCTGCAGATCGTGAAGATACAGGGCGTATTACTGCCGATGTGCAAAGTGCTAAATTAAAACAGCTACTTGGGCAAATTAAACAGTCATGAAATACTGTCCCGATGTTTGGAAAAGTCTATACATACAAAAAAAATCTAATGAAACCATTGGTGTGGGATTTTGTTGTCAAAATGGTACGGCTGAAATATCAAACAATATACAAGCACTCCGATCAATAATTGAAAAAAAACAACACGATTTTAAAAATAATCCCAATTCGTCACAATGTGACAGTTGTTGGCAAATTGAAAAAAATGGATCTTCGAGTCGTCGTCATGCTTCGATTAACTGGTTTAATAATAATTATTCAACTACTAGTACAACAAATGAACTAATATCTTTAGACTGGAACAGTGAAAATGTTTGTAATCTGGCATGCATTTCTTGTGGCCCAAAATTTAGTAGTCGCTGGCGCCAGGAAATTTTAAATTATAGTTTTAATGATTTATCTTCTGAAAAATATATTAATAATCTTAAAGATAATAAATTCTGGAAGCTATTAGATTTAAGCAATCTTAAAAGATTGTATTTTAATGGCGGCGAGCCATTGCTGAATCTAGATCATAAAGAAATATTGGCTTATCTTAAAGAAATAGGGCAGTTGTCTGAAATTGAACTTGCTTATAATACCAATGGAACAATTGTTCCTGATAACGAAGTATTAGATTATTGGAAAAATGTTAAACTGCTAAGAATTTTTATTAGTATAGATGCAATTAACCAGGCTTTTGATTTTATAAGATGGCCAGCCAGGTGGGAACAAATTTTAACTTTTATTGAATTTATAAATCAACAATCATTTAATACCATAATTGACATTACTTGCACAGTTGGCGTTCACAATATTTTAGAAGTTGATAAGTTAGTAACATGGCAAAAAACCAATCTATTAACCAATTCACAAGGGGATCCGGTGACTGTAAATTTTCAAATGGTAGGAGGGTTTAGTCATGGTGGAACTGTGTTAAGTTTAGATAATATCAGCAGAGATCTTGCTAGTTGCATATTACCACAATTAATTGAAATAAAAAATTATAGTATATGGCCCGCCATAGAGCACAGTTTATTAAATGCCAATGGTACCGACCCATGGGTTGACTACTTAGATGAATTGTCTACTAGACGAGGTGTTAACTGGAAAGATCATTTACCAACATTAGCAGAATCATTGAGAATTTCCCAAATCTCTGGCAAGTAATCTTTAATATTAATACGTTTAGCACGGTCTTGTGCATAAATTTTTTCTTGATAATGTTTGAGACTATTTTCTTTTCCTGTAACAGTTAACCAAGATTTTGCAAACTCATTGCTGGCCAACAGTTGCTTTAGTTCCATTGGCATTGAGCCAAGACTTAACCACTCTGGATGCGTAACAATGTTATGATTATATCTTAGATTTTGGCTCTGAAACCAGTCAACGGTTTGCGGATAGTAGAACACATTTAATGAACTGATAGTATAACTGATACTGATATTTTTTGTAATTTTTTTAAATTTTTCAATATTATCAAGTAGAGTGGGCCACTTGGCTGGCCATCTCATATATTCAAACACAGGCCCAACTCCGTCAATGCTTATACAAATATTTAAATCTGTAAA